AGCGCATAGCCTACAGGAATTTCATACGCACCGACAGTTACCGTACCGCCGTTTCCGCTATCAGAAGCATTCGCCGTTGCCGTGGCTGTAATGGTGTAAGTGTTTGCGGTAGGTGTAGTAATGATCTGGTAGTTCTGGTTTAAAACCGCTGCGGTTATGTTGCCACCAAGACTGACAGCACCGGAGAAAGTCACGAAGTCACCGGCACTAGACCCAAACGCAGTGTCAGTAACCGTGATAGTTGCTGACCCATTTGTTGCTGCAAACGTAACATCCCCGGCAGCAGTGGTTGCCCGGATAGGAGTGATGTCGTTGTACACCAACCCCGACTCAATGTAGTACTTGAGGTTAGTACCAACACCAAGGTAAGGAAACGCGCTGTTAGTCGTCCAAGGCCACAAAGACCGAGCAACGCCCAGGTACGTAGCGCTAGGCGTTACAGGCGACCAGCCGCCAATCTTCTCAGGAGTGCCTTGACGGAAACGAATCTTGTCGCAGTCATACCAGCCGCCTTCATTGGTATAGCGCGTATTTTCCCGATTAACCCCAGGCTTTAGGGTAATTTTCTTGAGCGGCATGGGGTGTCCTTAGAACGTACCGCCAGCAGGAGCCGACAAGGCATCGACCACATTTGTTGCATCACAATACAGAACGACACTGCGCCCGTTGGGTACTAAGATGCCTGTGCCAGCGGAAGTCTTTAGGGTCACAGCAAACCCACCAGTTGTAGAGTTTGTGATGAAGTACAGCTTAGACACGGCTGGGCAAACTACGTTTCTGTTTGCGGTTAGGGTGCCCGTGATAGCAAGAAACATCTTCCGGGCTTCGTCTGCCGTTCCGTTTACAGATGTAAGCGTGTAATCAATCGCATTGTCATGGACTACAGCCGCTGTGCCAGCAACAGAAGCATCTATCAGGGAAGTTACACCTGTGTTAACAGTATTTCCCCAGCCGGTATCGCCGTCCGCAGGCAGAGTAAGTTTAAGGCTTGTGGTATAGCTTGCTGGCATTTCTGCTCCTAAGCGGCAATGAGTTGCCAGTTTGGTGTTTGGGCGTTACCTATGGATGCCCAGTTCGGGGTTTGGTTGTTTGGTATCAGCCCCCAGACCAAGACTTGTCCAATCCGACCGAACGCTGTAACACTTGTGGGGAAGGCAGTAGCACCAGCAGCTATTACGACAGTTCCAATAGACCCAGTTGCCTGCACCCCGGTGACTACGGCAATTGCGCCTGAAGCAACGAATACAGTTCCAATACTTCCGGTTGCCGCTACGCCGGTAACAACTACAAGGCTACCCCCGGATACAGTAACCGTCCCAATGCTTCCAATGACCTCTACGCCCGTAACAATTACGGTAACAGATATTTGTACCTGAAAGCCGTCTGTTTGGAACGCACCTACTTGGAAAGCATTAGCCATTTTTTAGGCTCGCATAAGCACTAGTGGCAAGGCTACAAGGATACCACCAAAGCACGTTGCGGCAGCGTCTAGGAACTCCACTCCGTGCGGCCCCTGCGTGAGCTTGCCCGTTGCCCGCCAGTTGATAACCGCGTCACTGATCTCCTTGGCAACAGCAAACGCAGCAACCACGCTAGAGGCAATGGCAAGGCTATGAGAAGCAAAGAAGGCGACGTTGAAGATCAAGGCTCCATACAGCGCATGGTTGGCTTTGTCTGGGGGTAGTTGGGGTAGGTTCATCGGGCGTTTGCGTACTTATTCAAATACTGGATGGAGCGTTCTAGCAACTTGGTGTCATCCCGCAGCAACCCCAAAGCGCGGTTACATAGGTCACAAAGCAGCCCCCGTATTTGTCCGGTCTTGTGGCAGTGGTCAATGTTAAGACGCTTTTTGCGTTGGTCTACATCCGGTGGTTCACTGCATATAGCACAAACACCCTTTTGCTCTTCAACAATCTTCAGGTAATCGGCGTACTCAAGGCCGTACCTATGGCGCATGAACAACTGATTCCCATAGTCTTTTGTTTTACTTAATCCGTGTTTGTAAAACGGCGAGTCACTGCCCGTGCGTTTTTGCAAGCAACCACAAGACTTTGTTCTGCCGGTTGTCATTTGGCTAAACCCAACAATCTTCTCCACCCCGCACTCACATTTTACCCGGTACTTGAAGCTACCGTTCTTAGTGCGTTGGTCAGTCTTCTCCAACAAAGACAGCATAGCTATCTTTGTCCCAGATTGATCTTGGTGGAATCGGCCTGCCGTCATATTAACTATCGGGCGTTGGAATAACGTAAAGGATTCTCGGCGAAGGCTGCGTAGATATAGGTTGCACCAGAGTTATTGTTTCCATAACCAGCGGGTGCTCTAATCTTAAAACCATTAGACAAATAGTCTATGCCGTAGGGTTCCACATACTCCGCACTAGCGTCATTTGGGTACAGTACATTTTTTTCTTCGTTAGCTGTATTTCTAGAACTATCTGTGACGTACCAATTAGTAGCTACCGTACTAGACTTAATCATCAACCACCGTGGCCTAAACCCAGTGTAGATAAACGGACCATCTGCAACACCATTGCCCGTGTAACTACCAAATGCGCTGTAACCTGCTACCGGTGCCCAGCAGTATGCGACGTAGGTTTGCCCAGATGAGTTAGAACCGTTACCGGCAGTAGCACCCAACGAAAATACGGTTAAAGATGGAGTCGTGCTATTCCAAACATTTGCCGCTGTACCTTTTGCGGCTCCTGAGTCTAACTGTAAATAATCAGTTCCCGCAAGGGCCGTTTGCCATACCCACCAGTCTGTGCCCGCCGAATTTCTGCTTTTAACAATAACCATACTAGGCGCAACACCCAACCCGTGCCCCACCGTAGCATTAGCCCCTGTGCCCGTGTACGTCACAACAGAGAACCCAGCAGTGGTGTTAGCACTCACCGACGATGTGATAGTCCCCGCAGTGTTGCTGACCGCTGTGCCCCCGGCTTTCCATTGCCAACCGACGTAGTTTGGGGGTGTACCGGAATAAAGCCCGCCAGCAGCACCATTGACGCTGTAGTTCCCTGAATTGTCGTCGTTTACACTAAACCCGTTAGAGTTAAATGCAGTCACCCCATAAGGCGAGTAGTTAGCTTCTGCGTTTGTTAGCTGGGTTATAAGCTGGAGGTATGCACCCCTAACAGAGTCAGTTACAGCATGATTGCCTGTTGCATTCCTAGCTTTAACCCATACCAAGCCCGGTTGAAAAGAAACCGTATTAACAGCGTTGCTAATATTTTGTGGAGAACCCGCGCCTGTTCCTGTCCACAGCGTAGCAGCCATCGCCACTCGTCCATCAGGTACTGCAAATGTAGTTGCCATGATTAGATGTTGAAAGTGTTGAGGGGGAGGAAACCGCTGGGGGCGGTGTAGGCGAAGGGTTGCTGGCCGAAGTTGATGCTAATACCATTACCGGCCTGATAGCCTCCTCCAGTAGGGGCAAAGGTATACGCTCCAGCAGTCCATGTGTACAAAGCACCTGTTTTTGAAGCGCCGCTTGTAGGAACGCCAGAATTAAGCCAAGTGCCATTTTTACCATAGTAAATTGCACCGTTGGTCATATCCAATGCAATCATAATTAAATCGCCATCGGTGTTCCAAGTACTTAAAGATGTTCCTACTACGCCAAAATTACTTGTATCTCCATTACTTCTATAAGATAGATTAAGATTGTCCGCATTGTTTATAGTTATTCCGGGCTGAGTAGCTCCAACATACGCAAAGTTACCTGTTGAAACTCTAGTTGACTCCCAATAGTATAATCCTGAATTTGCAGCTATAGTTCCTGCAAATGCGCCTGAATTTGTTGTTGTATTTCCTAATACTCGTAAATTTCCGTTATCTAAAGTCGCATAACTATTTACTGTATGATCCAACGGATTCAACACCGCGTAGTTCGCCACCGTAGCCGAGGTCAGTGTCGGCACATCAGTCAGTGAGTCGTATGTGGACCCGGCAGTGAGGCTGATGTTGTTGGGTGTCCAGTTGTTGGCGTTGCCGCTGGAGTCTGCTGTAAGGACCGTGGGGTTCAAGAACGGGGACTGGACAGAGGTGACTACCGTGCCGGTGTTGGTGATCGTGAAGGCGTTGGTGCTGTTGTCTACGATAGTGGCGTTCTGTAGGGTCAGCAGGGATGTGTTGGTGATTGCGGTAAGCGCAGCAGTGGGCGGGACAAAGTTGGCTGTGTAGACTGCTGTGCCGTTAACAACTCGGTAGTTTGAGATGTCCCCGGAAAAGAAACCAGCAGAAAAGTTAAATGCAGTGCCTATAAAACATCTAGCCTGAGACGGTGGCATTGCATTTGAGTTTGTACTGGGTGTACCAGCAACACCATTTACATACGCGGTAAATGTAGTTCCGCTTCTAACAAAAGCAATGTGAGTCCAAACCCCAGTGACCACGGAACTTGCTGGCCCTTGGAGATCATAAACAATGTTACCCCCAGGGGAAGCAGTTACAAAAACATGAATTGTGCCTCCACCAGCATATAGTGTTACACCAAGGTTGTTGGATGTATCGCTATTTACATAGATGTTGTAGTTGCTTGTACTAGTTACTTTTATCCAAGCTTCAATTGTAAAGTTGGAAGACCCAAAACTAAACGCCGCATTGTTTGGGTATGCAAGGTATTGCGTTGACCCGTTAAACGATCCAGCATAAGACGTTGCTGAAGTAGCACTGAACGGCAAATAGAACCCATTGGTCCCGTATGTCCCGGCGTATCGGATGGGGAGCCACTGGTTGTAGATGCTGGATGCGCCGAAGGCTGTGGGGGCTAGGGCTTGACCGTCTACGAAGTTGATCTCGGCCATTTCGCCGTCGTAATACGCACCTGACCCGCCGCTAGCAGAAGTTGAGCGGCCTAACTGATGAGATATAGCCGAATTAACATACAAATCAGCATTTTGCGTGTACGCGTTAAAGGTTAGCGTTTGTATAGCGCCATTAACATAGATTATGACCCCATTACTATTTGTTGCTTGTGTTGTGTCAATTACAACAACAACATGATACCAAGCCGCTGGATCTCTATATACTGCATTGGTAGCACAACGAATAACGTTGCTTGAACTTACTAATTGCGAAACACCAATATCATTATTGTTGTTTAACCCTATATAGAGATTAAACCCATTTGTAGAACTGTTAGGGTTTGCGTTAAAAAAAGCACGGGTGCCAGTGCCAACATCCCCCAATTTAACCCAAGCGCTCCATGTCCAAGTCTTCTGATTGGTAGCGGTAGCAGGAGTCCTGTTCAAATACGCACTCGCAGAAGACCGGAAGCGCAGGGATTTGTTCAGGAAGTACCCCGACACCGCCCGCGTCAGGAAGGAGTTGAGTGCTGCGAACATTATGCGAACGCCTGGGCTGCGTTACCGTACCAAATTGAGTTGATGCACACGAAGCTGATGATGTCAGTGCCGGTGGTCGCTGTGGTGGTGATCGTCGGTGCCGTGCCACCTGGGTACTTGACGCCTGTAAATGTTGCTGTGCGCCCGCCAGTGCCGTCCTGAATCAGCTTGACAATGAAGCTGGTGCCGCTTGTGGCGGTGGGCATGGTAAACGTGCAGTTGCCAGTCAGCGTGTAGCTCAGGACCGTCCCAGAAGCTAGGGCCAGGGTCACTGCGGTGCTGCTGTTAGCAATAGCCGGGGCAGTCTCAAGGTACGCTGTGACCGTTGGGTTGGTCAGTACCGGGGTCGTAATCGTTGGCGTAGTAGAGAAGACCAAGTTCGTGCTGGTCGTCCCCGTGGCACCAGAGGCTGTGTAGCCCGTGATGTTGTTGAAGGATGTGATGCTGGCTGTGGTGGCGTTTGTGC